AAAGTATATAAACCCCAATTGTTAGACCACTTTGAATCTTTTCAACCAAACCACCATGCAAAACGCGAAATTTACAGAATTTACTAGAGGACAGTTCCTCCTCAAAACAGAGTTGAGGTTAGGATTAACTTCAGCCGTCACCGTAGGTATCAACGGATACCACACTATAAAAGACAGGAAGTTAGTAACTACTAACTTGTCAGGGAATAGTGCCGGAGAGAGACCGGCTCAAGGTGAACTGCCCACACCTTTAGTCCCAAATGAAGTGGCTCTACCACAAGTAGCTCAATTAGGGTTAGGTTTTACACCTAGGATGCGCCGGCCTACAACCTGTAGTTCAGTCGGCACGATATATGGTAGTAAACAGATCTTCAGGACTGCTACTGTTCAGGCATCAGTTTTCGGCATGAACAGAGCCTATTTAACTACGGAAGGGGTACCCAGTCCATCTATGATAGAACGGCGTTTAAAGGAGCTCAACGTAGCCACGGAGATTAAAGAGGCTAGGATAGGTAGGTACTTTAATGCAATTATGGCTAGTGGGTTTTATGATAACGCCACATCAGTCTTAGTTTCTGCTTTAATTACTTACTATAAAGCTCTATTCTATGAAAAGAATACTTACACGACTTATGACATAGTTATAGGGTACGCGGTAGCTAATGGTATTAAGCGCAATGACGCCTATGAGACTATGATTGAATTGCGCAAGTATCTAGTTGATACTACAAAGCAAATGGGATGTCCTGAAGTGTCCGAATATTTGCTTGAATTAGCAGGTAGACTTTCACAGTGGGTATCTGATAGTCAGAGAGCAATGGCAGCACTCACAGCTCAAGGACGCCAGTTTAATGAGTCAGATTACGTGTTGGTAATGCCAGTACAAATATGGGAAATGTATACTTATGATGACGGTCATTCTCAAAGTGGCTTACAGTTTGGTAGCCACTTTGGCTTTAAGAGTAACCGGTTCTTAAGGGATCCTATAATGATACAGACTAGTTCACTCGATTTACGTGTACTAGTCGCAGGTGACTATCAAATACCTCTGAATGATGCTGCTGTCGACTCAGTTGCAAATAGGAAAGGTTATCTCAATTGCTCCGGTATGACAAGAGATGAAATTAAAATATTGAATAAGATATTATCTGGAAATAAGAGGACCAGCCCTTTTCTCGTTGACCAAGATCTAGATTTAGAGATTGGGGAGCAAGAAGTGTATGCGTATCATGTAAACCCTATTGACGCACAAGCGGGCTTGACTTATTCCAGTGCTATGGTTAAAACCTTAATTAATAAGTTGGTTATGAATCATAGATACTATGAAGACTTACTATGTGCGCAAAACTATCTTGTTAACTGGCTCGCACACCCAGCAACAGAGACGGTGGAGGCACATTGGTGGACTGGGTTACACCGAACGCTCAGTCTACCAAAAGTGGGTTTAAAAAGAGCAGTGTTCCCATTCCTTATGGAGGGTGAGGCTGTTTGCCTTAGTGCTGATGCGTTAACAGCGTATCAGAAGGCTGAAGCGTATAGTGAATCCTCTTTATGTACCTCGTTGCTACGAAACACAGCCTGGTATTGGGGTGAGTATTTGTTTAAGATAAATAAGAAAAATTCCCTAGAGCTTTTAAGGTCATTAGCTTACCCAGACGACACAGCTATTGAAACATTCAATCGTGAACCGGTTATAGTTTCAGCTGTATTAGGAGAAAAAGTTACAGTGCCTATATACTCACAAACTGGCACTTATTTGACCACTGGCATCTCAGTAAATCACAAAAATCGTGTTAGGTTTGGTCGGATCAATATCGATCATATGGCTGACTACGGGTATGAAGAACGGAATAACAGCTTAATATTCAACAATATAGTAATCCCGGGATGCGCTGCCCTAGTGGTAGGCAGGTCTGGGAGCTTGCTAAGTAATACACCATATGCATCAAGTTTTCTATTGTGTGGACCCGAACGGGCGAGAAACAATTTGAGGTTTGACCTCTCTTATGAATTCTTTGATCTATGGGCGCTGGGAGTAGTTAACAGGTGGCAAGGGTTTGATGTTCATTATTTAAGCACTTCTTCAAATAGTGAGCATAGATCTTTTGCAGCTAACAACGTTAGTATAGCAACACCACCAGTATTACCCAGGGCTGAAGACAATCAGGTGACTTTCAAGTTACAGTCTATAAGGCCCAGAGCGCACGAATTTGGTGACCCAATTGATAATAGGAATGGTATAGAATGTAAGTTTATCTGGACTAGGTCTGATAGTTACCCTGTAGAAAAGGTTGATCACTGGGCTCCTAGGTGTAGTGATTATATAACTAGTCATCATGTCGTAAGAAGTTTTAAA